CTTCCTTCGCAACTCGACGTTGAAAGTCGATCAAATCATCACCGTACTCTTCTCGATCAGCATCGGTAACATAACTAACTTTCTCTTTCGGTTTCTCAGCTTCTGCTTTCCTTACAGCTTCGGCTTCCCTTCTGGTAGCGTTCATCTGGTCAGTAAGTTCTTTAACCTGCTGATGCAGCCTAGGAACTTCTGCATCATACTTACCTCGTAAGGTAGCGTACTTCTGCTTAAAGCTTTCTGATACTTCTTCTATAGAATCGTCAGCCGGCTCTGCTTCTACTGCTACAGGCTCCTCTTCCGGTGTTTGTTCATCTGGTACTTCATTTTCTGTATCCTCAACTACTTCAGCTTTTTTTGTTTTCTTAGAAGTTTTCTTTTTCTTAACTTCTGATGCTTCTTCGTTTTGGGCTTCTAAATTTTTCTCAAACTCTTCTAACTCCGCAATCTGCGCTTGTACCTGTTTCGGCAATGCCATTTTTTTCTCCCTTAAAGCACCAACTCTGTTTTGCAGCGCAATGTATGCTGCTCCCGTTATGGTGTGCTTAAAAATGCGTTATTTCTAACGCTCCTTAACTTTAGGCGATTCTTCTATCGCCTTTAGTAAATCTTCAAAAGCTTCTGCCCTACCTTGCAAACGGTGGATTATTCCCATTTCATCCGCGTGGACCAACTTTTGTTTTGTACTCGCAAGTTCATTTTCGAGTACTGTTAATAATTTATTTACTCCTGGTTCTCTCAGCCTATTTAGCGCTGATATTTCCGAAACGCTTAAAGAATTAACATTAATCATTTATTTGTATAATACCTAATATTGTCATGTAGGGGGGATAATTTATTTCCCATCTGGTCTAGAAGCCATATAATTATCTTGTCTTCCACCCATTTCTGTTCCATCTTCCTGTAAATTTGCAGACTCTTGAGCCGCCATTTGCTGCTGTTGCATTTGCTGCTGCATCATCATCTGTTGCTGCTGCATCTGCTGTTGCTGTTGCTGTTTTTTCTCAACATCTTCACGGGATGGCACAAGTCTATCAATGTTTCCGTTAAGATTACCAGCAAGGTCGCGCATAAGTTCAGCTGTACCTGGCAAACCAACAATTTGTTGGGCTACAGGACTTTCTAACACTAATCTCAAGAACTCAGTCTTACGAACAGACTCAGCTTCCTTGACAACAAGCGACATAGCACCTTTAGCAATAATTTGTACATCACCTACTAAATCTAAATCTTCACTGTACCTTAGATTTCTCTGGTATTGTCTTTCTAGCATAGGAGTTATAACGTCATGATCGATGTTAGCTATTACTTGCTTAATACTCTTACCTGCGTTAGAAATTAACATAGACAGCCCCGACGACGTACGGCCAGCGCCTGGTACGTGTTGTCCCGTCATGTATTTAGGTATACCTGTCATTTCATCTGCAATATCCATAAACCTATCAAACACACCCATAAGTTCTCCTGCATTTGATCCAGGTTGGAAAAAATTCATTGGAGGTGACGCATCACCAAATTCAGATTGTTGGAACTGCCAAATTTTCCAAGGGTACATTTGGGTAATATCTTCTCCGGCTGGTAAGCGGCTTATGTTAACCCCTACTTGCGGGCCAGAACTAATACCCATGTTGTTAGATAGAGAACGAGCTGCAGCATTACACATGCTTTGCGCGTCCATACATAAATCAGCTACTCCATTTCCGTCGATACGCCCAGGGACCTTCTCAAACGACGTGACGTAATATGGTTTACGCCCTAACTGGTCATAATTCAGCACAGCTTTAATAACTGTGTCATTTACCATCCATACTTCACAAGGGTAAGACTTTTGAGGGTCATCAATCTCTTTCTTCTTTAGACCCCACTCGAGAAGTAGTGTTCCCGGAATAGAATCCCATAATTGTATAGCACCTACTAAGTCATTTCCTGAATCGTCAAAATCTTTACCTTCAAGGTCTTCCAGTTCAGAATCTTCACTGTCTAACCAGTCAATACCGCCCGCACCGAAATCCGACAACAACGCTCTCACGGCGTCCTCGTCGTAGCCTTCGACGCCTAACATAGCCTCGAGGTCTTCCCTAGTTAAGTGGTGAACTTCTATTACAGGCATATTTTGTATGTCGTCTCCCCAAGGAGCCCAATAAAATTTATAAGGGTCAACTCGTTCCCACTCATCTCTAACAACCTCGTGGGGCTCTAAACCTCCACCTTCTGCGTACTTTAGAACTTTACGCTTTCTAGGAACAGGCCCTTTTAGAACAGCATATGGGTAAGTTGCTATATCGTTAGTAAACTCAAACAAGGACTTAACATAACCTCCTTCTATAAGTTGGTCTTCCATTTTCTGTTCCATGCGGTCAACACGTTTCTCAGCTTCGTGCTTCATTTCACGCATAGCAGTATCTTTCATACCTGCAGCTAGCTGTTGTAAGTTAGCGGGGTCGACTTGGTCTCCACCTTGGTCATAAAACTGCATAAGATTCTGTTGCATTATCATTTCCAGCCTATCTAATATGTCTGGCGGAACATCTGGAATAGGAGTTGCTGAGATAGACCAGGGTTTATCTCCACCAGTACCAAGTAGTGTATCCCTTAGCCACGCAGTAGCAGTACGACATTTCGTACTAACAATACCCATAAATATTTCTGAGCCACCTTGCTCTTGGATTTCTGCCATCTTAGCTGGAGAGTACTCCATATTTCTAGCACGGGCGGTTTTAGTTAGTCTATCTTCGATTTCCTCTTGCTTGTGGTCTCTCATAACCTGCCAACGTTTGGTAACGTGGGAAGCTAGTCCTTGAATAAGAGGTTTTAGTTGCTTCTTTTCGTTTGCTTTTATAGCTTCGTTCTCTAACTTTGAGGCACTTGCTACTGGAATGATTTGTAAAGCCATGAATTATCTCCTATGTCCAGCCACGGGCTGATACTTTTTTAATTTCTCTGCGCTCGTTGGCAACTGACATACTCCCAAATACTTCTCCCCCATCAGCGTGCAGACACAGGTACTGAAATGCGTCTGCAATATCAGACCAAGGGTGCGATTTTTCTGGTTTCTCATCTTTCATCCCTTTAGTATTTATCTTGTATCGATATTTACCAGCAAGACATTTTACTAACGAACTTGCAGACTCAGGATCTATTACAAGACCATATTTGCCATCAACCACTCTAGTTAAAAACTTTTCAACAGCTGCTATTCTAGCAGCAATTGAGTTTGTTCTAGCAGGTTTTATTACAAAACCTTCATTTTTATAAATATCAGCTACTGTACGCTCATCTGTTTGTACCCTCTGAAACGCAGCTGGATCAATTATAACAAGCGATCTCCTTCCCGGGAACTTATTTGTTAATAAGGGCTTGAGTTTTTCCCTAACGAACCTCAGTGCACCCATCCCATCGGACGTTATTGAATCATATATCACTATCCTACCATCGTATGCTAGCTGTCCTATGACTGCCGCGGGGGTAAGTCCCGCATCAATTCCAATTAATAATGGAGCATCCATAAACATAGGGGTTATCGTTTCTTTGGCAACGTGACTAGATCTATCAAACGCACGAAATACTGGTTGCCCAGACAGGGACTTCCCAAATTCTGCATGAATATATACAGCAACCCAGTCCTCAGTTTTACCATGGGCTAAGTTATCGTAGTAGTCATCTGGTAGGAACTGTGTCCAGTCTGCTTCCGGGGCTAACCCCGACGGTTGTATCGTTACATGACAGTTTTCCGGCGGTTTAGTCAACAGGTCTTCCCAGAACGTGTCTTGGTCTGGAGGGTTAGTCATCCCCCACAAATGGGCATTCGACTTCCCATCATCCGTCTTACAGCCTACGGTGTTCATCATTTTGTCTGGATATCGTCCTAGACGACCTTGTGCAGCGTTGAAAATGTCGGGGTGAATTTCTCGAAACTCGTCGAAGATGAAGAAGCTAGCCTGAAGAGATAACAGACGACGGACGTCGTTTGCGTCATCAAGTCCCCTGAATAACACCTCGCACTCTATATCACCTACTTCTATAACGAACTTGTACTCCGTTTTCAAAAAGGAACCCATCACATCCACGGGTATCCACTTCATGAAGTCTGGTATAGATGTATCACGTAACTGCTCGCGCGTGTTACGTACCCAGATAGCACGTGACCTACGGATACCATCTTTACATGGCGCCATCACAGCGGCGTGGTGCAAAATTTTCATGATACCGGCTGTCGTCTTCGTCGATCCAACTGGACCAACTGCTAAGGAGATGAACTTTTCCGAATAGAAAAAATCGTCTAGCGACTTAATTACTTCAAAATTTA